GAATTAATAGAGTAGAATTTACTTTGAATGTTAAAGCATATTTACTTCCAGAAAAATTTGACGGAGAAAATACTATTAAAAAATCAATGTCAATTAAAAGAGTAGTAGTTTCAACGGAGACAGATGTAACTGGAAATGGTAGATTAGAAGGTATGTTAACTACACCATCACCATATTATGACAACAAAGATTTAATTGACTTTTTATCTTTAAACAATAGTAAAGTACAAAATATTGTTTCAAATAATACTATTACTTTTACAGGAATAAAATTAATACAAGCACCTGCACAATTAACATCAGTAGTAACATCAGGAATAACTTATAGTGGAAATATATACGATATTAAATTATATATAAATGGTGTTAGATATTATGATGTAACACATTTTACAGCAGTAGTTTCCAGTAATTCATTAGTTATAACATTTTTACCTGCAATTTTAGGATTTGATGTTACTAGTATTTACGAAATTACAATAACTGGTAAATTTATTGATATTGTATAATGAAAAGAAGTTTATTAGATATTACTCAAAAAATAAGTAGAAAATTTAATAGAGCAATATTATCTGCATACGATTTAAATGATTCTAATTTTTTTATTTTTGAAGCTACTGGATATCGTTTTGCAACTATATTAAGAGAAATTGAATATAGAGAAACTCAAGATAGATTAAATATAAGAATAAATACACAAAATATAAGTCCAAGAGATTATGAAATTTCTAACGGCCCTAATGGTTTATTAATAAAATTTAAAAAAAGTAATTTTAGTTACTCATTGGATGCAAATGACATAATTACCATAATAGGAGATATAGAACAATATGCTTAAACAATTTAATTCAAATAATAGAAAACTTAATAGAGTCGTTCCAAAGGTTAATGTAAATAATCTTACTAATAATGATTTAACAGGAAGCTTACAAAATATTGAAATTCCAACTAATACAAAATTTCAATCCAAAACTCGTTTCAATCCAAACCCAATTAAATTAGTAAATAACAAAACGACTATATCTGATTTTTATAAAGAGATATTAGAAAATAGTGCAAAACAGATTGAAAAAGGAATTAATGATTTTAGTAATGTTGGATTTGGAAGTTTAATCATTTATAGTTCATCATTAGATTATGGTACAGAAGGTGCATCACCTAATAATTTTGAAGTATTAGTTTATGGATTACAGATACCCGGAAATTATTCAATAAAAGAAATTGGAGATAATGTAGTTATAACTTTAAATAGTAATTATATTGACTTTGACAATGTAACAATAAATAATATTCGCGTCAGAGGTAAATTTAAACAATAGATATTTATACACAGAAATAATAGATAACGTATACAAATGGCAGAGTTAATTCAACCCAAACAAATAGATTTTACCAATTTTGATGTTCCAATAACAGGAGCAATTGATTTACGAGGTAATTTAACGATAGATGGTACTTCCACTTTTAGAGCAAGATCGGATGATGAATATTCGTTAATTGTTTCGGGTGCTATGGCAGTGGTTGATAATTATGTTACGTCTAGTTTAGATGCAACTATAAGAAATGCAGTATCAGCATCAATTTTCGTTCAAAGAGTAGGAACAATTGGAACAACAAATCCAGTTGGAAACACAGAGTATCAACTTCCTGGAGTAATTGACTTAGGTGGATTTTTTTAATTTATAACAAATATATCTTTTCTATGAAAAAAACATATTTATAGATTAGAATAACCATAATAATAAAGTAAAGCAAATGGCTCAAATTATAAAACATCGTAGGGGTAGCATCGGTAGTGTATTCAGTACAACCGCTAGAAACGCCGAATTGATTGTAGCATCCGGTTCAATAAATGACCTATCGGGTCCTTTCGTATTCATTGGTTCTCCAAGTACAACGGATGAAGGTGTTGCAGGTGCATACAAAGCCGTTTCCAAAATATATCAAGGAACAAACGCACCAACAATTGCAGCTGGTACATATGGTTCTACATTGGATGGTACTCCTTTCTATTCTACCAATGACCAAACATTATACATTCTAAATCGTGATAATGTAGGCCATACCAATATGGATTTAACCGGTAACTTAGAAGGTAGAAGTATTGATAAAATTACTCTATCATCTCTTAATGGTTCAATCAATGTAACAGGTAGTGTAGTCATTTCTCAAAATATTTCTGCAAGTGGTAATATATCTGCTTCAAATTTAGAATTACAAGGAAACGCTAATATTAAAGGTAACATCACATTAGGTGGTAACATTAATATTGGTAATCAAAATTCTGACTTAATTGTATTTGGTGGTGAAGTTAGTTCATCTATTTTACCAGAATTACATAATGAATTTGATTTAGGTTCACCAACTCAAAACTGGAGAAACTTACATCTTAGTGGTACTGCTTTTATAAATACTGCAAAAATTGTAAGTATTTCAATGGATGGTGCACAAGTATTTGATGATTTAATTGTTAGTGGTAATACATTTTTAGGAGATAGAACAACGGATTCGGTAAATATAACTGGTTCATTAAATGTTAGTGGTTCACAAACTCTTACAGGTTCTTTATTTCAATTAGGAGACTATAATTTAGTTGGTTCTCAAAGAATTCAAAATAATTTAACAGTATCTGGTTCAACATTCTTAGGTGATCGTGTAACGGATTTGGTAAATGTAACTGCATCATTTAATGTAAGTGGTTCAAGTATATTCACAGGTTCAGTTGGTATTTTAGGTCAAACTACAATTTCTTCATTAAATGTAACCGACTTAACCGATAATAGAATTGTTTTAGCTGGTACATCTGGAGAAATTGAAGATGATGCAAATTTAACATTCAATGGTACAGAATTAAATATTGGTACTGGAAATTTCAAAGTACAACAAGCAAGTGGTGATACAAATATAGCAGGTACTTTAAATACAGTAGGTGCAGTTGGTTTAAATTCAACATTGGAAGTTACCGGGTCAACATTATTGAAATCTACATTAGAAGTAGTTAGTTCGGTAGGATTGAATTCAACTTTAACAGTAACAGGTTCTACTTTACTTAAATCCAATTTAGGTGTAACTGGATCGGTTGCAATTGATGGTGTAACAACTATTACAAATGTAACACAAGCAACTGATTATAACGCAGCTGCTTTAGTAGTTGCAGGTGGTGTTGGAATTGGTAAAAATCTATGGGTTTCTGGTTCTACTACTATTATGGGTGATTTGACTATCTTAGGTTCTTCATCCATTGTTAATATATCAGCTTCTACATTAAACATAGATGATAATATTATTAGATTAAATGCATTTGCACCATTCCAAAGATATGCGGGTATTGAATTGATGGATAGTGGTTCTAATAATGTATCTGCATCTTTATTATGGGATTCATTATCTAATTATTTTTTAATTGCTTCTGCAAGTGGTGAAACTGGTAGAGTAATTTCTACAACATATAGCACTCAAGGTTCCGAAATAGCATTAACACCAAACACTTTACCAAAAGCAACTGGAGCTAGTGCAATCGGAGATTCTTATTTAAAAGATGATGGTACATCGTTCTCTTATTATACGGATGCATTGGTTGTAACTGGATCAAGTGGACAAACCTATATCAAAGGTAAAGTAACATTGGTACATAGTGGTGGAACAGATGCAAATAGTAATTCATCTGCAATGTTATTCAGAAATTCTTCAAATGAATTAGGATACATTTCCACAATAGCAACATCAAATGTATTAACGGGTATATTAGGATATAGAGAAGACAATGGTAAATTAGAGTTTTCATATATGATTGATGGTGGTGGATTCTAAAATAACACAACAAAAAAATTAAATTGGAAAGGATTGTCGGAAACGGCAATCCTTTTATATTTATAATAGAATTATATAATTCATTTTCGTATATACTGTAAATAGAAACCATAGATATGGCTCAGACAATTAAGTTGCGTAGGAGCGCCGTAGCAGGAAATCGTCCAACTACCGGCCAATTAGATTTAGGAGAATTAGCAATAAACACCGTAGATGGTAAGATTTATTTTGAAAGGTCTGCATCTGCTGTTGAAACTATTCAAGAAATATTCACCACAAATACGCAAAATAGTGGGTCATTAAATACTATTGGTAATGTAATAATTACAGGATCATTACAAATGAGAGGTGATACGATTCAAACAGGTAGTTTAATCGTATCAGCAAATAACATTCCGGTTTCAAGTGAATCCATACAAACTGTATATAGTGTATCAACTAATGGTGCATCCAATTATGTAATAGATGGAAATTCCAATCCAACATTAACTTTAGTTAGAGGTGTTACTTATACATTTAATGTAAATGCAAGTGGCCACCCATTTTGGATAAAAACCGTTGCAACTACTGGTACTGACAATCAATACAATGATGGTGTAACAAATAATGGAACTCAAAGTGGTACAATAACTTTTGTAGTAGCAAATAATGCACCATCAACATTATACTATATTTGCCAATTTCATGGTATGATGGTTGGTACTATTAACATTGTTGATGCAATATACACAACAGGTGAAATAACATTTATAGGCACAACAAATACCACAGGTTCATTAAAAGTTAGCGGAAGCTTAAATATTGTAGGAGATGAAACCATAACGGGTTCTTTGTTTGTAAATAATACAATTAGTGGTTCTATTTCAGGAATTGGAAATGTAACATCTTATTCAACCTCAGTAGATAGTAGGTTAAGTAATTTACAAACAAAATCAGCAAGTGTTGACATTAGTATTTCTAATATTAACTCATTCACTTCATCTGAAAATACAAAAAATTCTACATTAGCAACTTATACTGGTTCTATTGATACAAAGTTTAGTACATTAGGAACTTATACGGCATCTATTGATACTAAATGGAATACTTTAGAAAATGTAACTTCATCACTTATTTCAAAAACAGGAAGTTACGCAACAACAGGTTCTAATCAATTCTATGGTAATCAAACTATAAACGGAAATTCAATTATTACCGGTTCTCTAAATCTTTCAGGTTCAACAACTTTAACAGGCCCATTAAGATTAGATGTAACAAACGATCCTGGGGTAACAAATACCTCATCATCATTTTTATTTACTTCTGCGTCTAATACTGATGCGGGATTTGACTTATACTTTAGACAAAATGATAACCTTGTTAAATTTAAGTGGATTGAAGGTGGTGTTAGTACGGGATTATTATATGGTGGTGTTGTAAGTTATAGTGGTACAACGATAAATGTAAGTAAAGGTTCTGCGATTGTAAATTCATTAAACGCAACAACTGGTTCAGAAGTTGCACCAATATTTACATATGTTCAATGGCCGGCATATTCACAAGTAGCAACATACTTAACATCATCACAAAATACATACATTTATGTTGATGATAGTGGAGTAATACACCAACAACCCACATACTTTACATCAACTCAATACGCACACGCTATTCCATTAGGTAGAGTAACACATGCTAACTATACTTCAATAACGGGTGCAGGTAGTAATGTACAAACTACTTATGATAGTGACCAACAACAAAATAGTTTCATTAGAGCTTTCGGCCCTATTAAAATAAATGGATTAACATTGGCACCTCATACGGGAAGTATGGGTATTAGTGTTGGTAGTGGTGAAACTTACAATTTAGGAGGGTTTTATAAAGAAGACCCAAATCATCCAAGTTCATATGTATCAAATGCACTTCCAACGGCTTCAATAGCTAGAGCATGGAGAAGTGGTTCGGGAGTTTATTTAGATAACAATAATGGTTCATTTTATACAACATTAGACTCTACCAAATATGATGATGGAACGGGTACATTAAATTCAATGGCAAGTGGTGATTGGCAGATACAAAGAGTGTTTGTAAATCCCGTAACTGGTAGAACTGTTGTTTATTATGGACAATATGGAGAATACACAACTTTATTAAACGCATTACAATATTTAGCAACTGACCCATTTGTAGAAGGTGAATTTACCGCAAAATCATTAGTTTTTGTTGGTTATGTTGTAATGAGAGGAAATACTACAAATTTAGCAGATACTACCAATAATGTTTTCATACAAGCGGGTACATTTAGAAATACTGCAGGTTCATCTGGTGGTTCTTCTATTATAAGTTTAACATTGGATGGAATTTATGATGTAAACATTTCAGGTCCAACAAACGGCCAAGCTTTAGTTTACAATAGTGGTGTTTGGGAAAATGGAACTCCAATTTCTGCATCACATTCATTGACTGCAGTTTCTGCATCAAATGTATTATATTCTAACATTGGACAAAAACCTACATTAGTTTCTGGTTCGGTACAAATAGATGTATTACAAACAACAAACATTGACAAAATTGCATCAACCGGTTCAAACACATTTAGAGGTGACCAAATAATTACCGGTTCTTTAAATGTAAGTGGAACAATAACTGCAAATGAATATCATACAACAATAGTTTCAGCATCAGTTTTATATACTTCCGGTTCTACAAAATTTGGAGATACAGGTGATGATAAACACCAATTCACAGGTTCAGTTTTAATAACGGGATCACTTTCAGTTACAGGTTCAGTTAGTTTACGAGATAGTTTAACTGTTGGGGGAACTTTAATAGCAACTGCAATTAGTGGTTCCGGTGCAGGATTGACTGATATAGGTGTAACTGAAAAAGTATTTTATGTAAGTGAGGATGGTGCAGATACAAACGATGGTAAAACATTGAGTACATCATTTAGAACAATAAAAGCTGCAATTACTGCAGCATCTGCTTCATTAGCATTAAATCCTGGTCTTCCTGTTTATAGACAAAGTGTTCAAGTAAAAAGTGGATACTATGTAGAGGAAGCACCAATTACAGTTCCATCAAATGTTTCTATATTAGGAGATGATTTGAGAAGTGTTGTAATTAGACCTACAACTGGAACAAAATATGAAAACCTATTCTTAATGAATAATGGTACATATTGTTGGGGATTAAGATTAGAAGGTTGTGAAATTGATGATTTAGATAATCCAAGAAAAGGTTTCTTCTTCGCATTCGCACCTGATGCTTATATCGTAACTTCTCCATATATTCAAAACTGCTCTGCAATTTCAACGCCGGCTGATAAATTCTATGTACCTTTGGATTATGAAAATAATAACCCATTGGTAGGAAACGGACCTGGTGGAATGATTATAGACGATTCAGTATTAAATGGATACTCTCCACTTAAATCAATGATTGTAGATGCTTACACACAGGTAGCATTTAATGGTATTGGTATTTGTATTAGAGGTAGAGGATATGGACAATTGGTATCATTCTTTACAAACTTTAGTAGTACGGGTGTATTTTGTATTGATGGGGGACACGCTTCTTTATTAAACTCAAATACTACATTTGGTGATTTCGGTTTGAGAGCACAAGGTAAGAGAATGTTGGTTAAGCCCGATATCACTGCAGTAAGTGCTTCAATAGATGTAAGTGGTTCTCTATTGATAAAAGCAGAAAAGACAAATATACAAAACTATATGATAAACAAATTAGTTTCATCAGGTAGTTACAATTCAACATATATAAGTGGAAGTGGTAGTAATTATGCTGGAACAATCAAAGATAGTGGTTTGTTAATAGATGCAATTTCAGATGATTTACTTGCTCCTAAAGCTAGTAGAACTTTTCAATTTACATCTGGTCTATTCAAAGGACAAGATATTTCAACCGGAAGTATTTATACATTATCTCCGGCAACTGGTTCTACATTTGATAAAGGTGCGGTAACTGTGTTTCCATTGATTTCAAATACAAGTGGTTCTTTGGTAGGAGACTATATAAAATCATATGGGTACATGAAAGAATATGTTATTTCTGATCCAGATTCACGATTTACAACAATGACTACAATTGCAAAAAACAAAATAGGACAACTATTTGATGTAGTTTCAAATACTCTTACTCAAGTTGTAGTTCAAAACTCAGGTTCAAATTTATTAGAAGAATTTGGTTCATTAGTAACTTCAACTTCACATGATTTTTCATACGCGGGAGCTGGAGTAAACTTCTTAGCACTTCCTGTAAATCAGGGTGGTGTCGGAGAAACAAATTATGATATTAGAATTTCCGAAATAAGTGGTGGTAGAGTATTCCATACTTCAGGAGATGAAACAGGTGATTTTTATGCAGGAAATGATTTTATAATTAGACAAGCTACCGGAACAATTGAAGGTAGAACATTTACAAAGGCATTATCTGCACAATTTACACCATTAAACTTAGCATTAGAAAATTAAAAAATAAAATATGGCAACAAGTCAATTACCATTAAATAAATTCAGAGTAATTACTAAAACTTTAGCAAGTGGCAGTACTACAATATATCAAGAAGACCAAGACTTAGCGACTATTCTTTTATCTGCAGCAATTACAAATGTTACAGGTAGTACACAAACAGTAACAGTTCAAGTACAAAAGAGTGGTTCGGTAAGTCCTTACGCATTGTTATATAACGCGTCTATTCCAATGGGGGAAGCATTAAATCCATTTCCAGGAAAAGTAATTTTGGAAAGAAACGATGCATTAATTATGAAAACTGCACAATCTGGTTCATTAGAAGTAGTATTATCAGTTTTAGAAAATTCAAATAACTAAGAATAACAGATGTCAAAGTTAATAGGTAGAAAACCAATAGAAGTAAATATAAGTTCTCCAAAACAGAACCATATTCCTTATTTTAATGAAAGTACTCGTTTATGGGAAACTAATAACATTAATACCTTTATTACTGGATCTAATACTTTTAATGGTGACCAAACTATTTCGGGTTCTCTTTTTATAAGTGGAAATGTATTTGCAAAAAATTTAAGTGGTGTTGTTTCTGGTTCTACTCAAGTAACCGGTGCATTAGATTTTCGTTATGTTTTGGTTGGTGACATTACTCAAACAACTTGGGATAACATTGCAAATAAACCTGGTGGATTAGTTTCTGGTTCTCAACAATTAACAGGTTCATATGATACAAGATATGTTTTAAGTGGTTCAATAACACAAACTACATGGGACAATATCGCAGCTAAACCTTCTGGAATTATTAGTAGTTCCTCACAATTAGACGGAACAATCATAAACGGATTATCGGGTTCATTTACAGGTTCTTTTAGAGGGGATGGTAGTAACTTAAATGGTTTGGTTGGTGTCGGTAGTGGGGTTAGAATCAATAGTGGCAGTACTTTTATGGGTACAGCTGGTACTTTACAATTTTCTGGATCAGGTATTGGAATATCAGTAAACGATTCAACTGCATCTATTGAATTTAGAGGAATTGCAACCGGTACCGGAGTTGCAATGGATACTGTAAACTTTGCACAATTATCACAATCAATAGCTGCAGATACTTGGTCTTTCTTACATAATTTAGATAACCAACATCCTACAATTACTGTTTATGATGAAAACAATCAAGTAATACAACCATTGAGAATTGAAGCAATGACGACATCTTCAATGGACATCGTATTCTCAACTGCAAGACGAGGTTACGCAGTTGCAAGTATGGGTGGTGTTTCAACTCAAGGTACATCAAAAAGATTAGAAGTAACAACTCCTTCCGACACATGGATATTTCAACACAATATAGGTGACAAATATCCTGTTTTTCAGGTATTCGGAAGTAATGGTGATGTTGTTATTCCATCTAGAATTGAAACTGTAGATAGTGGACAAGCTAAAATTTATTTCCCATATGCAACAACTGGATATGTTGTAGCAAGTGTGGGTGGTGGGTTACCTTCAATTAGTGCATCTTACGAAGGATATACATTACAAGTTCAAGGAGGTTATCCAACTTGGCAATCAATAGTAAGTGCATCCGTTTCAAATGCAGTTTCTTCATCTTATGTTCTTTATTCGGATATAGCAAATAAACCAACATTAGTATCTGGTTCGTCACAAATAACATTAAGTTCAACAACCGGATATACTGGATTCAGTTCTTCGTTAGATAGTAGATTTGTAAGTTTAGAAAATTTCAGTGCTTCTCTTAATAGTTCTTTTGCAACTGATGCTGAATTATCAGCAATTAGTGGTGCAATATCATCTTCATTAACTTCAATTTCAGGAAGTCTTAATAGTTCTATTGTAAACTTAAATAGTTTTACATCATCTTTTTCACAAAGTGTTGCAACTTCAATATCAGCAAGTAATGCAAATATAACATCTTTAAGTTCTTCAGTTTATACATCGGACAATACTCAAAATGGAAGATTAAATAATTTAGAAAGTAAATCAGCGAGTGTTGATATTTCTATTTCAAATTTGGAAAGTAAATCAGCTTCGGTTGATATTTCTATTTCTAATATTAATTCTTATACTTCATCTCTTAAATCGGTAATAAGTGTAAGTGGACAAGATTTAACAATCAATGGTAATTTAATAATTACAGGAACATCAAGTGTAGTTAATACAACTACTCTTAATGTTTCAAGTTCTATTATTGAATTAAACTATGGTGGTACTGCGGTTAAAGGTGGTATATACATAAAAGATGCAACGGCAGCTTCATTAGTATCTGGTTCAATTCTATGGGATGGTTCAAATGATTATTGGATAGCAGGAAAATCTGGATCTGAAAGTAAAATTTTATTAGCAGGTGGTGATGGTGTCGTTAGTGGTTCTTCACAAATATTAAATGGAAGTGGAGTTTGGAGTGGTTCTGCACAATTACCAACGGGTGTAATTAGTGGTTCATCTCAATTAACTTCTTCATACGATACACGATATGTTGTTTCCGGTTCTATAACTCAAACAACGTGGGATAACATTGCATCTAAACCTGATGGAATTGTAAGTGGTTCTTCACAATTAACGGCTTCATATGATACAAGATATGTTGTTAGTGGTTCTATAACTCAAACTACATGGGACAATATTGCATCTAAACCTGCAGGAATTGTAAGTGGTTCCCAACAAGTAACAAGTTCATTAGACTTAAGATATTTACAAGTCGGTGATAATATTAGTACGATGGTTGGGTATGGTACATTGGCAAAAACAGGTTCTAATAACTTCGTAGGTAATCAAACAATTACAGGGTCAGTTTCAATTTCGGGTTCTCTTATTTTAGATAACGCAAACATTGATACAAGTAGATATTTACATTCTCAAAGTGCAGCAAGTACAACGTGGACAGTTAATCATAATTTAGAATACGATTATCCATCGGTAACTATTTATGACAATACAAATAAAGTAATTATTCCAGATGAGATTACAAGAATTTCTAATAACCAATTAACAATTACATTTGCATCTGCAGAAAGTGGAAACGCACATGTATCGGTTGGTGGTATAAGTAATATTGCAGGTGATAGATACCTTTATACACAATCAACACCTGCTTCAACTTGGACAATAACTCACGCACTAAACTACAAATATGTAAATGTAGATGTGTATGATAACAATGACCAATTGATGTTACCACAAACTGTAACGGCAACTAATAACAATACATTAACTTTAGTCTTTGCAACTCCAACATCAGGTAATGCAACAATTTCAAAAGGTGGTGCTAAAGTTCTAAACGGATTAACTGATTTGGGCAATGGGTCATATCAGTTCTCAGGTTCGTTGGTAGTTACGGGTGAGGTAGATGCACAGAATTTCAATACAACATCCGACATAAGTCTTAAAACCAACTTAGAATTGATTGAGAACTCATTGGATAAAGTAGAAAAATTAAATGGATATACTTTTGACTGGGTTGAAAATTACAATGCAAGTGGAGTAAAACAAATTGGTATGATTGCTCAAGAAGTTTATGCAGTTCAACCAGAATTAGTGACAAAAAAAGAAATACTTATAGGAAATACATATGAGGAAGTAATGTTGTTAGATTATTCAAAAGTAACTACATTATTAATCGGAGCAGTTAAAGAGTTATCGGAAAAAGTTAAACAATTAGAAAATAAAATCGGACAATAATGAGAATAGACGCACCAATAATTACAGGAAGTTTCTCACTAAATGGTAGTACATTGGGGAGTTTAGCATCGGTTGCAACAACAGGTTCAAATACATTTCTTGGTGGACAAAGTGCAACATCATTTGCTGGTGATCAACTTACTGCAAACGATAGAGCATATTTAAGACGAATTGACGGAATAGCCGGTACTACGATTGAAGTAATAGCACCAATATCTGCATCTGCAGGAATTACAGGTTCAACAAACTTTGATACAATTGTAAATAAACCTACTTTAGTTAGTGGTTCATCTCAAGTTATTGATATTATTTCATCATTAAATACTGCAACTGCATCATTTACTCCAAGAATATCAAATTTGGAAAGTAAAAGTAGTAGTGTTGACATTTCTATAAGTAATATAAATAATTTTACAGCAAGTAATGGTAATGAATCGTTAAACTCAAAAACAGGGTCATACGCAACAACTGGAAGTAACACATTTTTTGGAACTCAAACATATAGTGGTAGTGTTTATATAGCAAACGACTTAATTGTACAAGGTTCATCAAGTATACAATATATTTCTGCAAGTAGTGTAAGTATTGGAACAAATATAGTACAATTAAATACTGCAAATCCGAGTGTGAGATTTGCAGGTTTAACTATAATAGATAGTGGCTCAATTGGGGGCTCAGGATCATTCTTATACGATTCGGTACATGATGAGTTTGTATTTGTTCATAGAGGTAATGGAACAAATATAACATCATCCCATTTCGTATTAGGTCCCGAAACATATGATAGTTTAGGAAATGAATTATACTTAACATGTAATAAAATTCCAAAAGGAACAGGCAAAGAACATCTAATAGATAGTGGTATTTGGGAAATAGGTGGAAATGTTGGTATCGGTAGTAGTTCACCATGTGCTAAATTACATATAAACGCAACATCGGCCGGAGATGATTTATTATATTTTTGTGATGGTAGTACTGTCACTAAATTTGTATATAACGTAAAAACTGGTGTAGACGATGCATTAATATTAAGAAGAAATCATACTACACAGGGTAATCTTTGTATAATGTCTTGGACTTATTGTGGTAATGTTGGTATTGGTGTTGGAGCTCCATCAAATGTATTAGATATAGCAAAAGCATCACAAGATAGTATGGTTATATTAACTGAAAGTTCTGATAACGGAGATTGTACATCATTATTTTATGCTAGAAGATCTAGAGGAACTTCATTAACATCACCAACAGCAATTCAATCGGCAAATAATTTAGGTGGACTTGCAATTGGTGGACATGATGGTTCTTCGTATAAAATGGGTGCAAAAATATTTGGATCAGCTGCAGAAAACTGGTCAGCAGGTTGTAATGGTACTGATATAGTATTTTCAACTAATAGTGCTGCAAAATGTTTACCAACTGAAAAAGTTAGAATAAATGCAAGTGGTTTAGTTAATTTTGCATGTAATATATGTGTAAATAATAATGTAATTATATACAATGGTAGTAATAGTTTTTATGCATGGACTAATTGTTCTTCATTTCAACCTGGATTATATGGTCAGATTTGTATAGGAAGTTCAATGACTGGAGTTTATACTAAAATGTATGGTTCAGGTGTTGACGCGGGATTATTTGGAATAAATACACAATGTATGGCATTTGTTGGTACGGATGGTGCATGTGGTAAAGGGATGTTGATAGGAACTGCAAATAACGCACCTATTTATATTGGTACAAATAATGTAGAAGCATTTAGAGTAACTACTAACCAATATTTGTTATTAGGAAGTACACAAAACTCATACAAATTAGAAGTAACCGCACCGACAAATACCAACGCATCTTATTTTAGAGCGGGTGGTACATCGGGATATGCAGCAATTGCTTTTAGTGGTGATGGTGGACAAGCTATTGGAGTATTATCAACCGTATCTAATGATATAATTTATTTAGGAACGGCTAATGGTACAATAGGTAATCAATTTGGTACTAATGGAGAGTTTGCAATTCAAAAAGGTTCTAATACAAACATATTAAAATTAATGTGCACAGGTGTAGCTTGTTTTGCAGGAGCAATTTGTGTAAATGAAGCAGTTTATGTACGTGGGTCTTTCCCAGGAGTTAAATTAGATAGAGCGGCCACATCAGCACAATCAGACGTTAACTGGAAAAATGCGGGAACATCGGTTTGGTCTATTGGTACTGCGGTTAAGGCCGTAGGTAGTTGTTTGGATTTTTATAGTTATTCTATTTCAGATAATGTGATGAGATTCACACCCGCGGGTATCGTTACAAAACCGTATCAACCATCATTTTTGGCTTATGGTATGGGAAACACTACTCTTAATTCATATGTAATATATCCAAGTGTACACCTTAACAAAGGTAGTCATTACAATGCTTCTACTGGAGTATTTACAGCACCAGTAGCTGGAGTATATTATTTTTCATGGTCTGCTATTGGTGCCACTGCTGGTAGTGTTTATAGATGGTTCTTAAGAATAAATGATACCAATTTCTTAGGAGATTATCATCTAAGACAGGATACAAATGAAACGGGAGACGCATATGCAACAAATGGAAATAGAGATGTAATTATAAATTTAGCAGCAAATGATACGGTTAGAATTTATTTTGTTAGTGATGCATCTACACTCCCATACGGAGTTAATGGTACAACAGATTCGTACTTAAACTTTATGGGATACTTATTAGGATAAAAATAAAAATTAAAAATTATGAATACATACACAATTGAATTAACAAATGCCGAAAAGGCCGCAATGGAATACATTGCCTACGAACCACAAGATTGGGTTGAAAATGCAATGAAAGAAAGAGCAAGAATAGCAATAGACGATATTGTAAAACTTGCAGTAGAAAAATATTTAGAATTAAGTATATCAATTCCTGGTTCTAAAGACGAAATAGTTATTGATGCATATGAAAGAGGTTGGGTACAAACTGCAAAGTATAAAACAGACAATTATACACCTTCTTTGTAGGATAATAAAAAATATTTATAAAAAAATAACAAATGGCAGGACAATATAGATTTAAGGACATAAACGGAAATGTAGTAGCACAGATTTCATCATCTGCACAGGGAGCAATAACATTCTCTGGATCAGCAGTTGACTTTTCAAATGCAAGTACAATAACATTAGGACAAGTTCAATTGGCAGGTACTGCATCAAATGCATTATTGTTAGATGGTTTTGACTCTACTGCATTTGTATTTACATCGTCATTTAATACTATAAGTCAGTCAATTTCATCTCAACTAAATACTTTACAAACAACTTCTGGTTCTAATATTGGAAGATTGAATAATTTAGAAATAAAGAGTAGTAGTGTTGACATTAGTATTTCTAATATCAATTCGGTAACTGCATCTAATCTTGCACGCTTAAGTAATTTAGAAATAAAGAGTAGTAGTGTTGACATTTCTATTACAAACATTAACTCTGTAACTGCATCTAACATTGCACGTTTATCAAATTTAGAAACAAAATCGGCAAGTGTAGATATATCAGTAAGTAGTATAAATACATTTACTGCATCTAATGATATAACATCTCTGAATTCAAAAACGGGTTCATATGCAACAACTGGTTCTAATTCATTTTATGGTACACAAGTCTTTAGTGGCTCGGTTTATATAGCAAATGATTTAGTTGTACAAGGTTCGTCAAGCATACAATATATAAGTGCAAGTAGTGTAAGTATTGGTACAAATATAGTACAATTAAACACTGCAAACCCAAGCGTGAGATTCGCAGGTTTAACCATAATAGATAGTGGTTCGGTAGGCGGATCAGGATCATTTTTATACGATTCACTACAAGATGAGTTTATATTTGTACATAGAGGTAATGGGAGTAATATAACATCCTCTCATTTCGTATTAGGTCCCGAAACATATGATAGTTTAGGTAATGAAACTTACTTAACTTGTAATACTTTATCAAAAGGAACAGGTAAAGAACACTTAGTAGATTCTTGTATATTTGATAATGGAACAACTACTTGTATTAAGAACAATTTAGTAGGAACTGGGACTATAAGTGGAACTACAATATATGGTAGTACGGTTATTTGTTCTCCTGTTGGATTATTTAGTGGTTGTGTTGGTATAGGTACTACATCACCTGCAGAAGTATTAGAAGTATCAGGAAGCTTAAAAATTGGAAATTTAAAAATTCAAAATTCTGATGGAGGAAGAATTGGGTTTAATAGAAATACTGCAACCGGAGCAATATATAATTGTTGTTATTCGGCCTTTCAAATAAATGGTGCCTATCTTAATTCAAATTATTTAGATTTCCAGAATTATAATAGTAGTGGATCTTATGTTGGTGGTTTTGTACTTAATAATGGTAATGTGGGTATATGTACAACATCTCCCGCTACATTACTAGCTAATACATCAGTTCGCCCAACTAATGTGGATGGTTTGAGTCTTAATCTTTATGGTTTAGATTGGGCAGTAAATGGACAAGGTTATGCAGGCACTATTTGGAATACAAGTGCAACTGCAAACAATTACAATGCAGGATTATTAGTTAGAATATGTTCCACAGACGTAACAGATAGAATACTTGATTTAGAAAGTGGCGGGGTTAATAGATTTAGAATGCTGGGTACAGGAGCAGCAACATTTAATGGGAATGTAACTATTACTAACAATAATTGGTTAAATTTTACTGATTCAACTGCTACCGCTAGAAACATATTAACATTAGCCGGTGATAATAACTTATATTTACAATATAGAGCAGGTTGTAACTTTTATTTAAGAGATACAGATGGAAATTCAAGACTTACTATTACATGTGCGGGCAATGTTGGTATAGGAATTACAACTCCTGGTGAAAAATTTGTAGTACAAGGGCCAGCAAATAATTGGACAGCTAACTTTATTGGTTCATCCACTTCAGGGCAAAGTTTAGGATTATTAGTAACAGCAGGTTCTACTTCTGCAGACCATGCAATGATTGTGCAAAATCAAAGTAGTACAACTAGTCTTTTTAGAATAGCAGGAAATGGTGTAGCTTGTTTTGGATTCACAGTTTGTGCTCCAAATGCACAAATAGGCTGTGTAAATTCATCGTATGGTATAATAACTTCAAACGGTGTTATTACAAAATCAATAGGAGGAACAATGGCCGGTAATACGGCGACCTATTTTGATTTTCCAACATGGGATGATGCAGGTCAAGGACAAATGTTTGAAATTAAAGCGTTTTTTGATCACTTCTATAACTGGAATTATGGAGCACACTATTATGTATTTTTAACTTCAAGAGATTCAAATACACAAGCTTTAACAATGTTTAGTTGCGGAACAGGAAATGGTGGAAGTTGGATGGCATATAAAACAAGTAGCACTAATTTAAGAGTTTGTAAAATAGGAGGAACTTACGGTGGTGGTGGCGCTTATTGGATACAAGTAACAGGAAAACAACCTTAATATAAAAATTATGATAATAGTATTTAATCAAAACGGAACATTCAACCTAACATGTGATAATTTAGACTCTATAAAACCATTTATAGAAACCAGTAATTCATTGTATATTGAAACCGATGAAAATTTAGATTTTGCCAATTACACATATACATTGGTAAATGGTGAAATAGTTAAAACAGAAATTACAGACAGACCTACATTGGAATAAAAGAATAAAAGAATATTTATACTTAAATAAAACGGAGAAATGATTTTAGATAGTCCTATTATAACCGGTTCCTTACTACAACAAGCCGGACAATTTGCAGAAATACCAAGATATACGGAAGTATCATCTTCGTTATTAGTAGTGTCCGCATCGTTGAATGCAAAAATAAATGCATTAACTACCGATACGGGTTCTCAAGCATCTCGTTTGTCAAATTTGGAAACAAAGAGTAGTAGTGTAGATACTTCTATAACTAATCTAAATACATTCACACAATCATTTAGTCAGTCAGTTGCAACATCATTTAGTTCAAGTAATGCAAGTATAACTTCTTTATCTGCAAGTGTTGCATCAGTAACGGGTGATTTTAGTTCGTCAGTTGCAACTTCATTCTCACAAAGTAATGCATCTTTAACTTCTCTATCAGCATCGGTTTCAACAGTGACTGGAAACTTTAGTGCATCAGTTGGACAAGAACAAATTACACAAACTACGAGAATAAGTGGGTTAGCATCTTTCACAGGGTCTTACGCAACAACAGGAAGTAATACATTTAATGGTACTCAAACGATTAGTGGTTCAACTTACATACAAGGTGACTTAATTGTATTGGGAACTTCATCAATGCAAAATATTACAGGTAGTTCGGTAAGTATAGGAACAAACACAATCACTCTTAATACTTCTAATCCTGGTATCAGATTTGGTGGTATATCGGTACAAGATTCCGGTTCAGGAGCAGGGGCAAGTGGTTCTCTATTTTGGGATAGTTTAAATAACAATTGGTTGTATCAAAACCCAACGGGATTAACATACACATCTGCAAAGTTAATTTCAGGCCCACAAAATACAGGTTCATTAGGAGATGAGATAGGATTAACTACTGGAAAAATAGTTTACGCAGTAGGTGACGATCATATTGGAGATTCTATAATGACTCAAACTACTGGTAAGATTAGTTTAACGGGTGATTTAGATGTGTCAGGTACAATTACAGGTTCTACAAACTTTAATACAATTGTAAATAAACCTACATTAGTATCAGGTTCGTCACAATTAACAAGTTCATATGATACAAGATATGTCGTAAGTGGTTCAATAACTCAAACTACATGGGACAACATTGCATCTAAACCAGGTGGAATTATAAGTGGTTCCGAACAAACAACTGCATCATTAGATTTAAGATATAGATTAATTGGAACTGGAATTACATTTTCTGAATTAACTGGAAAACCCACATTAGTAAGTGGTTCGTCACAAGTTTATGATATAGTAAGTTCATTAAACCAATTTACATCATCATTTAATACAGGGTCATTTAGTGGGTCATTTACGGGTTCATTCAAAGGGGATGGTTCTTTATTGACCGGTTTGACTGCAGGAGGAAAAATACATACACAAACAACACCATCGTCAACTTGGACATTCACACATAACTTAAATGCACAATATCCAAATGTAACAGTATATTCAACTGCAGGACAAGTTGTATTACCTCAAAGTATTACAGCAACCGACTCAAATACATTAGTTTTAGAATTCGGTACAAATGTTGCAGGATATGCAACTGCAGGAATTGGTGGTATAATTGAAGTACAAGGCAGAACAGTTAAACAAAATTTTACATCTTCATTAAGTTGGAGATTTGAACATAACTTTGGAGATAGATTTGTTAATATACAAACATTTGATTTAAGTTATGAAAAAATAATCCCTGAATCAATTGTATTAACGGATAACACTTCATCTCTAATTACATTTCCAGAAACAACATCAGGTTGGGCAGTTGGAACAATAGGTGGTGACTTACCTGCTATTAGTTCTGCAGAATCAGGATATGTTTTACAAGTTTCCAACACATCACCTTATACGGCAAGTTGGACACCGGTTGCAAATGTAACAGTAACAAATGCATTAACTGCATCTCACTTAAATCCAATCTCACAATCTTTAGTTCCGGCAATAAGTGGAACATACGATTTGGGAAGTCAAAATAAACCTTGGAGACACATTTATGTAGGCACAGGTTCAATCTTTTTAGTAGATGATAAAGCACAAACGACAAGAACAATATCTGCACAAACAATAGTTACAACGGACACACTTAATAGTGGTAGTATTAGTTTGATTAACTCCTTACCAACGGGTACAGTTTCTGGTTCGTCACAAGTAGTTGAAATATTAACATCTTTGAATAGTGCAACTGCATCTTTCTCTCCAAGAATATTAAATTTGGAAACAAAGTCTGCATCGGTTGACATTTCTTTAAGTAACATTAACTCTGTAACTGCATCTAACATTGCACGATTGTCCAATTTAGAAACAAAGTCTGCAAGTGTTGACATTTCTTTAAGTAACATTAACTCTGTAACTGCATCTAACATTGCACGTTTGTCAAATTTAGAAAATACAACAGGAAGTTTTGCAACAACTGGAAGTAATACCTTTTATGGTACACAAGTATTTTCTGGAAGTGTATTCATTGCAACTGATTTAATTGTACAAGGTTCTTCAAGCATACAATATATAAGTGCTAGTAGTGTAAGTATAGGTACTAACATTGTCCAACTTAATACCGCAACACCAAGTGTGAGATTTGCAGGAATGAGTGTACAAGATAGTGGAAGTTCTGCAGGTATTACTGGTTCAATGTTATGGGACTCACTTTGTAATAGATGGATATATTCAAATCCGTCAACAATAGGATATTCGGGTGGTATGTTATTATCAGGTCCGAGAGCATCTACATTGGGTTCGGAAACTACTTTGACTTGTAACTACATTGCTAAAAGTGGTGGTGGTGATCATTTATATGATTCTTGTATTATAGATGACGGAACTACAGTTTGTGTAAATGCAACATTGAAAGCAAGTGGACAAGTTTGTGGTGTAATGTCTAACTTTAGTTGTATGGCAATAGGAACACAAACACCAAAATCAACTTTGCATCTATCTGGAGAAAATGCATTTAATGTTCCTTTGGGAGATATATTATTAACCCGTTACTATGACAATGACTCACTAGTAGCTGGAAGTTCATTATTCCATTTTTATAATAACAACGATAGTAAAGAATATTTAGCATTTGGTGTAGCTGGTTCAGGTGGCACACCGGCAAAACCAAACCAATCATGTCAAATAAAAATGGTAATTGGTGCAAATGGAAATGTTGGTATAAATTGTGCAACTCCATCTTATAAGTTGGATGTTAATGGGTGTGGTAGATTTACTGGAGCATTAACTGCGGGAACAATTGGAACAAATGACTTAATTTTGAATAACTTGAATTACGAATGTGCAAACTATGTAGATGGTACAAGAGGTAGTTGGTTAATACAAGAAGGAGAAAGTGACTTATTTATTATTAATCAGATAAGTTGTAAAAAATATAAATTTAATTTAACAGAAATAAAGTAATAGAATATGGCATATTGTGTAAATGGATGTTGGACGGTCTCTAATAGAATTGGTATTGGAACAGAAAGCCCTAGTACAGCTCTTCATATTGTAGGAGTTCACACATCAGGTCTTGGTATAATTAATGCAATTTCATCGGATTCATCAATATTGAATTTGGATTCTGCTAATGCGGATGCCAGACTTAGATTGAAATATCAAGGAAACGAGAGATGGTTTGCAGGCATGAGTGACACTCAATTTAACTATCATATTCAGAACGCAAATACCGGTAACTATGGGCTTTCAGTTTCATATGCTACTGGAGATGTAGGTATTAATACTTGTACACCTCAAGGTTACGGTCATGGGGGAACTAATAAAATTTTAGAAATTGCAAATACTAATATTACCGCAAATGCACAAGCGCACGTTATATTAACAAGCGGAGCTACCACAAATGCAGGTTCTGTTGGTACTATTACTTGGGCAGGCCCTAATTTTTCCAGCGGAAAAAGAGCCGGGATAATTGCAGTACTTTTAGAGAGTGGAACATCAACTACTCCTCAAAGTGCTATGCAATTTTACACTAGTGATACTACAAATGGTATTGTTGAGAAAATGAGACTTACTAGTACAGGAAATTTGGGTATTGGTACTACTGCACCTGCTGTTAAATTACATGTTTATGGATCTCATGTGGGCGGAAGAGGCATTTTAGAATTACAGAGTGCTGATGATGCTTTAGTTGCTCTAAGAAAATCTTCAGGAGCTTCAGGCATGAGATTTCAAGACTTTAATGGTAATGATAGATGGTTTATGGGCGAATTTAGCGATTGTAATATACACGTAATGGATTGTTTTACATCTACAAAATCTAGGCTTACAATCACAAGACCTGGTAACGTAGGAATCAATACATGCAATCCTGAAACTACACTCCATATGACTGCTGATAGTCCTTATATTTTTATGGACGATACAAGTACAGCAAGCAATAGAAAGAGAATTAAATTAGTTGCAGGAGATGTTGGTGTATTACAAAGTTTTAGCATAGCTTTTAGTTGTACTAATAATACGTGTCAAACAGATGCAATGTTTATAACGGAAAATGCAAGCGTAGGAATTAATACAGCATGTCCAGGAGCATATAAACTAAATGTTAACGGAGCATTCTACGCAGCAGGTTCCTCAAAAGAATACAAAACAAGCATCTGTGAATACAATACGGATAGTTGTATGTTTATGAAATTAAAACCTGTATCATACGATTACAAAGAACATTGGAAACATTTAGGAAAAGAATTGAAGTCAGGAACACAAATAGGTTTAATAGCAGAAGATGTTGCAGAAGTTTATCCAGAATTAGCAATATTGAAAGATGAAGATGATAATAAGATAGTAAGAAATGTTGACTATGAAAAGTTATCAATTGTATTATTGTCCGAAGTTCAAAAATTAAGAAAAGAATTGGACGAACTTAAAACAAAATAAAATATTTATACAAAAGAATAAAGAAAAATGAAGATATATTCGGCACAATTTAAAGGAACAACAACAGTATCAACTGGTTCAAATGTATCACTAACAGGTTCATTTAGTGGATCTATTTATGGATTTAATGATACAATACAATATTCTTCATCGGTATCATCGGACTTGTCAAATTTAGAAAGTAAGTCAGCATCAGTTGACATAAGTATTTCTAATATCAATTCAGTCACTGCTTCCAATATTGCACGCTTGTCAAATTTAGAAAGTAAGTCTGCAAGTGTTGACATAAGTATTTCTAATATCAATTCAGTCACTGCTTCCAATATTGCACGCTTGTCAAATTTAGAAAGTAAGTCAGCATCAGTTGACATTTCTATAAGTAATATTAACCAATACACAGGAAGTAATGATACAAAATGGACAACCTTAACAAATGTAACAAGTTCTTTAATTGCAGCAACTGGAAGTTATGCAACTACTGGGTCAAACTCATTTTATGGTACACAAGTCTTTAGTGGTAGTGTTTATATTGCAAATGACTTAATTGTACAAGGTAGTTCTTCAATACAATACATTTCTGCATCGTCTGTGTCAATTGGAACAAATATAGTACAATTAAATACGGCAAACCCATCAGTTAGATTTGCAGGTTTAACTATAATAGATAGTGGATCAATTGGAGGTTCTGGTTCATTCTTATATGATAGTGTACATGATGAATTTGTATTCGTTCACAGAGGTAATGGTACAAATGTTACCTCATCTCATTTTGTATTAGGACCAGAGACATATGATAGTTTGGGTAATGAAACTTATCTTACAACAAATATATTATCAAAAGGTACTGGAAAAGAGCACTTAGTAGACAGTTGTATTTTTGACAATGGAACAACTACTTGTATTAAAAACAATTTAGTAATAACGGGTACTGCTTGTTTTGACGGACAAGTTTGTGCACCTTCCTTTACAGGAGGTACTATATCTGGAACTTCAGGAACATTTAACGGTAATGTAACTATATCTGTAAACCAAAATTCACTAACAAGGTTAATAATATCTAATACAACAGCCGGAACAGGAGCTTATATTGAAACATCCTATACAAGTGATTCTGGTGCAGGTGCAGGTGCTGTAGGTAAATTCGGTTCAATTACAACACCTTATAAAATTACAACAGCAAGTAATACTTACTTATATAATAGTGTAGCAGGAGATATTGCAATATTGAATGATTTTTCTAGTGGAGCTATTAAAATGGCAGCAGGCGGTTCTTCAACACCCCACTTTATTATAACCTCAGCAGGTATATCTTGTTTTTCTAATACGACTTGTACTCCTAACTTAATATCAACTGATGCTACTCATACAACTCTTCGTATGAGTTGTACAATAGTACCTCTAACAAATTACAGAACATCTGATTGTGGATATGGTGGTATTGATTTCTTTGATAATGGTAAAGGATATCAATGTGCTGCTAAGTTTTACACTTTCAAAACCACTGCAGAATATTATGGTTTAACAAACGACTATAATGGAAGTGCTCAATTATCTTTAATATCTTGTGGTGCTGGTGGTGGTAATAATATTTCTTTTTTTACAGGCACAAGTAATACAGCAAGATTAAAAATAGATAATAATGTGTCTTGTTTCTCTCAAACAGTTTGTGCTCCATTGTTGGTAGGAAGAGCTAGTTCTCAACAAATAATGGCAATAGGAGATGAATCGGATATTTGGATGTGTAATACCGGTGGAGGTGCCGGTTCATGGAGACTACTTGGTTCAACAGGAAATACAACAAAACTATTTAGAATTTACGATAATAATGTTGGTTCAAATAGATTGACAATTAATACAGATGGTTTAGTTTGCACTCCATTTGGAGTTAAATTTGGAAATGGATCAGGACAATTAAACTATTACGAAGAAGGTTCTTGGACACCCTCATTACAACAAGCAACAGTATCTTATGACTACAGATCAGGTTCTTATATTAGAGTAGGAAACTATGTATTTGTAAGATGGGGTTTTAGAATTACATCAATTAGCGGACAATCGGGTACCGTAACGATATCAGGTTTACCATTTGTAGCTGCAGCCTGGGGATCTTACCAAGAACCAAATGTAAGTGTAAGTACTGGAAATTTAGCAACTGCAGATTATGCACAAAGAGCAAGATTATATAAGGGTGGAAATGATGCCAATTTGTATGGTAGAATAGCCGATAATGGAGATACTAATTGGAATACCTCTCAATTGCAGAATAATAGTTGGATAATTGGAGAAATATTTTATAACGTATAATAAATTAAAAACATGGCATTAACGGAAACAACAAAAGTAGATCAAATAGAAGTAGTAGAAAATGGTTCTATTCAAATAAGAACGGCTACTATCATTGAAAGAGATGGAGTAGAAATTTCTAAATCCTTCCATAGACACGTAAAACATCCAGGAGAAGATGTTTCAAACGAAGATTCAAAAGTTCAAGCAATTGCAAATGCAATTTGGACAGAGGAAGTAATTGCAGAATATCTTGCTTCATTAACTAATGGTATAAACTAATTAAAGAATATTTATACAAAACAAATCGGACTAACTAAATGCTACAGTACAACCCAACAGTAACAGGATCATTACAAGTATCAGGAGATATAACAGGTACAGTTAATGGAATAAACATAACTGGATTAAGTCAGTCCGTTTCAACACAATTGATAACTGTACAAGCATCAACTGGTTCGTCAGATGCTAAATTTGAAACATTAAGTGGAGTTACATCATCTACATTAACTCGTTTGACTAACATAGAAACAAAATCAGCAAGTGTAGATATATCAATAAGTAATATCAACTCTGTAACTGCATCTAATATTGCACGTTTGTCCAATTTAGAAACAAAGAGTAGTAGTGTTGACATTTCTATAAGTAATATAAATAATTACACATCAAGTAACGATACAAAGTTTACAACATTAGGAACATATACTGGAAGTTTAGATACTAAAAATACAATATTAGCAGATGTAACTTCATCACTTATTTCAAAAACAGGTTCATACGCAACTACTGGTTCTAATCAATTCTATGGTACACAAGTCTTTAGTGGAAGTGTTTATATTGCAAATGACTTAATTGTACAAGGTAGTTCGTCTATTCAATATATAAGTGCAAGTTCAGTAAGTATTGGTACAAATATAGTACAATTAAATACGGCAAACCCATCAGTTAGATTTGCAGGTTTGACGATAATAGATAGTGGCTCAATTGGAGGCTCAGGATCATTCTTATACGATTCGGTACATGATGAGTTTGTATTCGTTCATAGAGGAAACGGAACCAATGTAACATCTTCACACTTTGTATTAGGTCCTGAAACTTACGATAGTTTAGGTAATGAAACATATTTGACTTCTAATATAATTCCAAAAGGTACCGGCAAAGAACATTTAGTAGATAGTTGTATTTTTGATAATGGAACTACAACTTGTGTTAAAAATAATTTAATTACAACAGGCACATCTTGTTTCGGAAACACAATAACCGCCGCATCCACACTAAGTATAGGAGGGGCAGACCAAGGATATCAATTAGATGTAAAGAAAGCATCAACAGGTGATTCTACATTTGATACTATTGCAAATTTTTATAAAGCAAGTACAAATGGTACACAATTATTAATTAGAGCAAAAAATAGTTTAATTGATTTAGCCGGTAGTTATGTTATTGGTGGAGGAGGACCAAATACCGGATTATCATTTAGTGTATCACCGAGCGCAGGCTCTCCTACGGAAGCAATGCGTATTATTAGTAATGGTAATGTTGGTATAGGAACTTGTACACCAGTAGGAAAGTTAGATGTCACACTTGTAAATACTAGAAGGTTTATTGTTACTTATGACGATTCAATAATAACAATTAAAGGTGCTAGTGATACAGGAGCAGGTGAAAATCTTCGTATAATTGGGGATAATTTAATTTTTAACACCAACTCAGTTGGTTCAGGTACTGAAAGAATGCGTATTACGAGCACAGGTATATCTTGTTTTGCTTGTCAAGTATGTGCTCCAAATTTACTAATATCAAACTGTGCAACAATAGGAACAGTTGGATTTAGTTATCCTGAATTTAGATTGGCGGTAACACCCATAATGACAGTTGTTGGAGCAGGATGTACACCAACAAGTGAAGGAATCTATTTTAAAAGAACTTCAAATTTATGTCAAGGTGGATGGATTAGTGGAAATGGTGGAGCTTTATATATAATAGGTCAAAACAAACATTCTTCGGCCTTTGGGGATATATATTTTGCCACTAATAATGGTACTACCACTTGTGATATTATGGTTATTGATGGAACTAATCAAAGAGTGGGAATTGGTTTTACTACCGTTTCAAATAAACTACAAGTTGCAGGAGAAATTAGTACTCACGCAGGGACAAACACGAGCTATTATGCTTACATGAATTATTTGGGTACAACCTATAATTTTGGTTCAGGGGAAACTTCAGACAATGTTGATTTTAAAATTGCAGGAGGAGGTACATTTACATCCGGAGGTAATTTTAGATGGTTTACTCAAGCGGGAGCGGCAACTCCTACCGAGCGTATGCGAATATGTTCAAACGGAAAAGTAACAATTGTTGCACCTAATCATATGCAATTTACTATTAAATCTAGTTTATCAGGAGATGCAAGACTTGAAATGGGTGCCGAGGATAATGTTATAATAGGTATTAATATGTACACCGCAGCTAATGACATATCTTGGTTTATAGGTAGACATAGACCGGGTGTAGCGGGGATTACCGATGAAATGAATTTATATCGAGGTCAAACTAATTTGCACAGAGTTCAAAATAATGGTAATTATTCTTTTGCCGGTTCTAATGTTTCCGATGTGAGATTAAAAGAAAATATTCAAATAATAAATTATAATGCTACTGAAAAACTATTACAATTAGTTCCGAAGTCATATAATATGATTGAACATCCTACTATTTCTAAAAGTGGATTTATTGCTCAAGAAGTAAAAGAAGTGTTACCTAATTTTGTAACTGGAAATGAATCGGAGAATGAGTATTTGGGTTTAGATTACAATGGAATATTGGCATTGACGGTAAAAGCTATGCAAGAACAACAATGTAAAATTAAATTATTAGAAAGTTGTTTAGGAATATCTTAATTTAATTTTGGTATTCTAAATTATTTTTCGTATATTTATTTCTATAAAACATTAAAAAGTTATAAATGGACAAATTCGTTATTTTCCACGTAGAAGGTGGACTAGGTAAAAATGTAGCTGCAACAGCAATCCTTAAAAACATTTACAAAAAATATCCAGATAGAAAACTCATCGTAGTATGTTCTTTCCCAGAGATATTCTTAAACAATCCTTACATACA